ACCACGCGCACCAGATCAGGGTGAACGCCGGTCAAACGGGCGCGCGACCGCGCTCCGAAGGCGAAGGCCATTAGGCTGCTCCGTTCGATTGAGAGGGGTTAGCTGGATCGCTTCCAGCTTGCGACGATCCGGGCGAGGTCTGCCGCCGATGCGCCCGCCATGTAGAGGAGGGCGAAGAACGCTTGCGAGCCGATCAGGGCCAGCGCAATGTCACGCAGCGGGGCGCTCTCGGTCATCTGGTAAACGATGAAGCCGAGCAGGCCAGCCGTCACGATTAAGTAACCGATGGTGACCCAGCGCCGCCAGCGGTGCGACGGTTCGGGAACGGGGTTGTCGGGGTCGATCATTCCGACACCTTCCGGCGCGAGGCAGGCAACAGCCGCTCGATCAAGTTTGTCAGGTGCTTGATCTGCTCTTGCAACCGAATGACCTCGTCGCGCGTATTGTCGTGCGAGGCGTCCTTGGCCTGCAACGTGGCGACAACGGCGGCAGTCGTGCCGATCTGAGCCGACACAGCCGCAACCTGATCTGTCGTCGCCTTACCGTTGACGCGACCTTCCAGCCGCACCAGCCAGATGATGACGGCGACACCGGCAAGGCCGAGGGTGATGAGGTGGCCAGGTTCAAGGGTCATGGCTTACCCCAGCGTTTTGAGAATGAAATACCGCGACGAACCAGAGACGTTTTTTACCGCGAAGCGCGTCCCGCCGTTGGTTTTCCACAAACTCAAGTCCAGTCCGCCCGGATCGACGCCGCCCGAACCAACAGTCAAGCCAGATGACGCTTGAATGGTCGTAATCGTGTTGGATGACGGCGGCGTGGTAAACTCACCAACAGCGCCGTAGTCAGCCGAGCCTGCCCAGAAACGCGCCGATCCCGGCACCGCGCCGAACGCAGGCAGGGCGATGGTCGCGCCGTTTGCAATCAAGCCAGCATACAAGATTGCTTCGCCGATGACCTCGCTATTGTTCGTGTAACCGCCAAGGCTCGACGCCTCATTGTAGAGACCTGGTGTGTCGCTAAGGCCAGTTTGCTTTTTGATGCCGACGTTTCCGCCGCCGTCCACAAGCCTGCCGAACGTGTTGCCAAGGCTAACCCCCGAGGTTATCGCCGGGACCTCAGACCCCGTGTTCACCACGCCACTTACAATGGCGCGGAAGCTAGAGGTTTTTGTAGACGACGAACTGAACAAGCCGACAGCAAGCGCACCCAAAAACCCGGACACGACAATGTTCGCCGCGCCGTAGCCCGTCCCGCCCGTATTCCCAAGCCCGACAAGATGGTTGGCGTTTCGACCAATCAGCTTGGCATTTGTAATTGACGCCGTGACAGTCGTTGTATCAGCGACAGCTTTATCTACGTCAAAAAGAACGCCGATGTTAGCTGTTCCGCCCGTCGTTTCGTCTCTAACCGTCAAGTTGTCAAATGCAATTACACCGTAACCGCTAGAGCGTGTCGTTGCGGTGTAAGCGCTAAGAACTGTCGTGCCGCGCCCGTGGATGGTGTCTGCGAGGCCCGTGTAGCGAACATTGATTTGCGGGCTAACGCCTTCGCCATATTGAAAGGCAACGTCGGTTGACCCGCCCGTAGTGCCTTCGATGTTGCGGAAAATGCTGATTGAACCCGCGCGAAGGTTTTTGAAAACCTGCGCTTTCAGGCCACGACCTTGCGCGTTCCGAACGATTATTTGGTCAAACGAGAACGCGCTGTCGTCTTCGTCGATTTGCTGGATCAGGATGCCGTCAACGTCCACGCAAGCGGCGGTTCCCGGCGCATCCAGCGTCGTAATCGCTTTTGCGACGTAAGTGTCAACGCGGATATTTCGGACGCCGTAGCCGCCCGTGGTGCCAATCTCAATCCCTGATGTGCCGTTGTTCCCTGGCGATCCTGTTCCTGCGTCTCGGCCAATGGTTTCAGCAGTCAACGACGACGCAAACAGATTGTCGATGTTTCCGCGAATAGCGATACCACCAGCGCCCCCGGATGGACCCGCCGTGACCATTTTGCAAGAAGACGCCTTTAGGTCGCCTAAAAACAAATCGGCGCGTGTAGCGTTGTTGTTCAGTATTTTCAGGCCGATATTTGCCTTGTTGTTCCCTACGATGTGGAACTTACCCAACAGTGCGGTATCAACACCCGCCATCGTAATTTCAAAGACTGTGGCGATGTGAGTTGCGCTCGAATACGTCAGAGTCACCGGGGCCGTGAAACGGATTTTAACCGCATTGCAGGCGAGGGCGATTGACGTGGTGTAGGAGCCGCCGGGCCACAGCAGTTCCTTCCCGCTGGATGCAGCCTCGCTCAGAGCAGCTTGGATTTCAGCGCCCTTGTCGCCAGAGGTCGTCACGCCAAAGTCGCGAACGTCGAGGGTGTCGCGCAGTTTGTCTTGCCCCGTCCGCGTTGTCGCGCCGGTTCCCGCTTGCAGGAAGCCAACCAGCGCCGAGCCGCCGGGTGCAGCCAAGGCGCCATTGGCCCTGTAAACTAGGTTTCCCTCGATTGTCATGTCGCCTGCGCCGGACCGGGCCAGCGTGGTGTCGGTGGGGTGGCCGAGTTCTATTGTAGTGGCTGCCGAGACAGAGCCGGTTGGACCTGCCGGGCCGATCTCGCCGACTTGAGTGACCGCGACGATCTGGTCAACAATGGTGACTGCAATCGTAGGCATTAGACCGTGACTCCCGGCTCGATGGTGAAGGTGCCTTGAAGCAGGCGCGTTTTGATCAGCCCGCCGCCGGTGACGTGAAAGTCCCAATAGAGAACCACGTCGGCCCCTTGCTTCACCCCGTTGGCGGGGTAGGGCAGCAGGGCGTCGATGGTCGCCTCGTCGATCTGGAGAAGGATGGTCGAGGTCGTCCCGGCGTAGGTGCAGGAGATGCCCTGACTGCCCGCCGAGGCATTGCCCAGCGTGATCAGGGCCGAACCCGGCGCGTCCTTATAGGCGCGGACCTGGGCGGCGAAGGTCGCGGCCGAGAAGTCATAATTCGCGACCGTAATACCTTGGACCAGCGGCGTGTTTCTGAACGCCCTCAACGGGGCATTGCCGGGGTAGATCATGGGGTCATCCTTGCATGGGGGTCACGGACAGGAACCGGCGGCGAAGGTCGCCGTCTGCGGTGTGTCCGGGGTCGAACGTGATCTTGTAGGTGTAGGTGCCCGCGCCGGGGTCGTCGATGTAGTCGAGAATCCATTGCTTCGAGAAAACGAAGTTAGTCGACGACGCGAGGGTCGCGACGGGCTGCTGAGTGGTCTGGGCGAGGACGATTTCAGACCCGTCGCGGTATAGCCGCAGGATGCCGACGACGGCGGCGCTGCCTTGCGGGTTCAAGTCGCAAGTGAACGAGGCGCGAATGATGACCTTGCCGCGCGTGACGACCACGCTGGCCACGGTCTGAAGGTCTTTCTCGGCAGCCGATGTTGTCCAGTTCACCGTTCCGGTCGTCAGCGCCGCATAGACCGGCGTGATGGCCCCGGCCGTGACCTTCAGGGTCGTGACTGCGCCCGTGTCTAGTTTGCCCGCCGTGACTGCTCCGGTGTCGATCTGGGAAGCGCCGACCGTGTTGAGCGATGCGAGCGATCCGCGCCCGGTAAAGGTAACCGCCTCGGCCGGTTTGACTGCGCCTGATGCCAGATTAGAGGCAAGGGTGTTTACTGTCGTGTCATCGGTTGCCGCCAGCGCCCCCGTGAACAGGCCCCCGCCGGTCCGGCGCAGGATGTTCGAGGTGTCGGCCAGCGCGGACGGGATCGCGGTCTGGAGGACGCCCGAGGCGTTGAGGGCCGTAGTGATCCGGCCATCGGTCAGTTCGGTCGGTCGGTTGGTGACCGTCGTAGTCCAGCTGGCCGCCGAGACCATACCTGGCGCGGTGTAAGGCCCTTTGACCAGTTGAGCCGAGGGGACACCCCGCACGGACCAGTAAGTGATCCCGACATAGTAGGCGGTGCCGCCGATCAGGCCATTGATCTCGACGCTGGCGATGGTCGGCGGGCCGGAATAGGCTTGCACCCAAGGGCCGGACCCGGACGTGCTGTATTCGACCAGAACCGTGCCGATGCTCTCGGTGACCGTAGGGCCGGTGACGATAAGGCTGGGCTGCTGCACCCCGCTCGCCTCGACCGGCCGGGCAACGACAGTCCAGTCAGCGGTGTCGGGCGTGGTCGGCACGGGGTCGGGTGCCGTAAGCGAGGGGCTTGCCGGGGCATCCGCTGACTGGCCGAGGGCGTAAGCGTGTTTCGCGTCCGTCTCGGAACGAACGTCCAGCGTCACGATAGAGGACGACGGGTCGAACGAACGGCGCATGACGACGAACTTCTGGGCGCTCAGTCCGAGTTCCGGTTCGGTGACCGTGAACGCATCCCCGGCGCGAAGGCCGAGAAGGTAGGGCTTGCACGGGATCGAGGCTTTCAGGGTCTCGCGCGTGTTGGCCAGCCCATACCCCGCCAGTTCCGCGCCCTGCTTGGCAACGCCGACGAAGCGGTAGGAGGTCTCGATGACCCGCTTCTCTTCCGCGTCCTCGGTGACGTAGGTGGCCGAGGTCACCGCGCCCAGCGCGACCTCCTCAAACTTGTGCGCTTCAAGGCGAACGCGCGGGATCACGGTATTCGGCCGGTCCCGGCGCGAGGCCATGACGTTGAGCGAAACCGACCCGACAATGTCCGCACCGGTCACCGTCATCAGCGACGTGCGAGGGGCCTCGACCATGCAACTGATCTGGGCACCTTGGCTGATCGGCACACCGCCACCGGCCTGAAGCATGGCAGCCAGCGTCTGCCACTTGTCATCCGCGGTCGTCCACTCGCCGGAGATCGTCCAGGAGTTCGCGTCCGCGACGTTGGCGCCCTCAACAAAGGCGGCGAAGTCGATGGCCGCATCCGGTGCCCCGACGCCCGCAAGGCGCTTCGTCAGGTCAATGGTTCCGCCAGCGACTAGCTTGTGGTGACCCCGAACCCATGCGAGGGCATGAAGATAGGGGTTCGCGCTATAGGTCCACGTCGTCCAGTCAGTCCGGCGTTGCGCTCCCGATCCGCCGGGATAGGTCGAGTCGAGCCGGGGGTCATAGACCTTCATCCCCAACAGGGTCCAGAGCGGGGCCGGGACGCCGCTTTGGTATCCTTCCCGCTTGGAGTTGTTCTTCATCGTCCAGAAGGTTTGTGCGAAGCCCGGCAGGGTATGCGCCGAGGTCCACTCGCTCATGGTCGGGGTGCCATCCGACAGGCCGGTCGGCGGGCCTAGATAGGCGTCGGTCGGCAAGCCCAGCCGATAGGTCTGCCACATCTTGTTGATATAGGGCTCGGTCGCCGCAGCCAGACCTTGAGCGCCGGGGAAGGTAACCGCCTCGCCGCTGGCCGTGAAGCCCTCGACCGACTGGATCGGGCCGAGCGACAGGGCGACCGCGAACGACAGAAAGAGGTTGTCCTTTCCCCAGACGTTCGCATGAAGCTGGCGGCCACCGACACCAAACCGGCCCATCACGCCAGAGATCGGGGCAGACGGATCAGCCTTAAACGCTATCGGAGAACCGCCCCGACCGACGTTTGGCGTCATCAGGGCCGTCGTCGCAGCGGACAAGGCCAGTTGGCTAACCGCGCTGACCACCGTTCCGGCAGCGACCCAACTCATCCCGGTGACCGATGCAAGATAGAACGAGGCCGAGGCAGAGATAGCGGCAGCGGTCGTTCCGACCCAAGTGACTGCCGTTCCTACTGCTGCCAGCACCATCGCCATTAGATGGACCTCCACGCGGTGCCGTATTCGACCGGCTGGAACACGGCACACACGCCCGCTGTTTCCCAAAAGCCCAGAACCCGGCCATTGCCGACCGCGACGGCCAGCGCCACGTCGTGCGACCCGGCAGCCTTCAGGGTCATGATGTCGCCCGGCAGGCACATGGCCGGGGCAATGCGGGGCAAGCCCAAGGCGTCCACCGCCTCGGTGATGCTGGCGAAGCCCAAGTCCCTCAGAACCTTGGCCGCGCCGATCTCGGTCTTGTAGGGGCCAATCTTCAGCAGCGAGAACTTCACGCCGAGTTGCTTCAGGCAGAAGACCGTCATGCGGACGCAGTCATCTTTGCCCAAGTCCAGCGGCTTGCCCTGGAACCGGTCGATGGTGGCTTGTGCGGCCTGTTGTCGGAGGATCAGTGCGCTCATCAAAATGACACCCCGAACCCGCCGTCGATAACGCCACCGCCGCCACCACCACCACCGAACCCGCCGCCGACCACGGGCGATCCGCCACGGACGACCGAACCGCCGTTCAGATCAGCGACCACGCCGGGCCGAGGCGCGTCATAGCCCCACGGCAAGTCACGCTGGACGGCGATGACAAACGAGGCACCAAGCGCCCCGGTGTAGAGCGACTGGATGAAAGCGTTGTTCAGCCGGTGGCCTTCATTGATCGCGAACAGCCGCTCCCAAGCCGAGGCCACGTTAAAACTGATCACCGTGCGGTTGGTGCTGACCTCAACGTCGGCGGTGTCCAGTTCCCCGACGAACAGCGCCTCGGGGGTTCCGAGCAGGAGGCCGGTCGTCGGACTGACCGCACCGAACCAGATTGAAACCGGCGAGCCTTGATTGCTCGGGGTCGTCAGTTGCGACAGGGCCGACAGGGATGCCGGGAGGAACGTC